CGACTGCGCTGGCCTGGGCGGCCGCAAACACACCGCTCCTAGCGTTGGCTGGCGTGGCTGGCGGTGCGATTCTCGTCATGTCGCAGTTGTCGTCGCTGGTGTTCGATCTCGGCTCTAGCGTCAGGGAAAGTTTCAATACGGCTGTCTCCGAATCGGTCGTCGTTTTTAACGATCTGAAACAGATCGCCATGACAACCTTCGGCGCGGTGTCGGACGCTCTTGCAGCCGGTGACATGGAACTGGCGATGAGGGCTGCGATGGATGGCGTGGTCGCCGCCTTCGCTCGCGGGGCAGGGGCGTTGATGTCGAAGGTGGACGGTCTTAGTGCCGACATCATGAATACGCTCGATGCGTTTGCGACCTTCGCCGCAAACCCTACGCTCGGAATGCAAATGGCGATTGGCGAGAATCCAGCGATTCTCGCAAAAGACCCGACGCTCAAGGCGCTCAACGCTCGGCAGGATGCCCGGCTCGGAAAGGTCACAGAGAACGACGCCAGGAGGGCGGCTGGTCAGGCAGGGCTTGATCAAAAAGTGATCGACATCGCAGCCCTTGCCGCCGCTAGGCGGGCAGAGAAGGAAGCGGGTCCGCCGATGTGGATGGACCCCAAGAAGATCGCTGCCATGAGGCTCGGTGCGGGTGCTGCCGCCGGGCCGGATGCCACGATGCTTGCTGGCGTTGCCGGGCTCGAAGGTATCGGCCCGAATGGCATGAGTGGTCAGGTTGGTGACCTCATGAAAAGCATCAACCGCGCTGGCTCCGAGAGCGCTCTCGACGACGCCATCGGCGAATTCAAGGCACTCAAGCAGTTTGGCCGCATTACTGGAGAGCAAGAGTCGGATCTGATGTTCGCGCTAGAGAATGCGGTTGGTCGTATGCAGCAGTCCAGCCAGGGCGAAGTGGCTGGGTCATTCTCGGCGTCAGCCCTTGGCGGAATGGGCGTTGGCGGTTCGCTGGCATCTAAGCAGTTGGATGAGCAGAAAGAAACCAACCGCATTCTGAAAGACAAGCTCGGACTCGGGGAGGTCGCCGCCTAATGGCAACGTGGATCGAAGATAACGCCAGCCGCTCCGCGACGATCTACCGTCTCGGGAAGAAGGCCACGTCCACGATGACGCGGTCGTATAAGGTCTTCGGCCACGCGAGCGATGTGACGTTGCACGCGGACTGTAACCAGCGGATTTCCAGCACGCTCCGGTTTTGGCAATACCCAGGGGCCAACGTCCAGCTTCAGGCGGAAGCCTATTCGGTCGACTACCTCGGCGATGATGCTTGGCACGTCGAGATTCAGTACGAGAAGGTCGGGGCCGACGCGCAAGAGGCAGACCCGATGCGGCGGTCGCGATCGTTCGACACGAGCGGCGGGATGTCCCACATCACGCAGGCGTTAGACAACGTCACGGTAACTACCAGCAAGACGGGCCAGACGACCGTCACAAGCCCAGGCGAACGTATTTACGGCTTGCAAGGACAAAGCCCTCCGTCATTTAAGGGCGCTATCGGCGTCGACGAAAGCGGCGTCAACGGCGTTGACATTGTTGTTCCGGCGCTGACGTGGACTGAGACGTATGACGTTCCAAGCACATACATCACATCTGGCTACATTCGAGGAATCGCTGGTCTGTCAGGCAGCGTGAACAACGGCGGATTTCGTGGCTTTGCGGCTGGCGAGGTTTTGTTTGCTGGCGCGAGCGGATCGCAGGAATGGGACTCGGACAAAGGTGATGGCCCATGGAATCTGTCGTTCAAGTTTGTGGCGTCTCCAAACGTCACGAGCCAAAAAATCGGCGACATAACAGGCGTCGAGAAAAAAGGCCATGAGTATCTTTGGGTTCGATATGAGAGTTCAGTCTCATCAAGCGAGCTCATCAAAAAACCCAAGGCAGTTTACGTCAACAAGGTTTATCGCGACGGCGACTTCTCGGGCCTCGGCATCGGGACAACGTAATGGCCCGCAACGACGGACGCATCGAGCCAGGGCAGAAGCTCGCCGGGGCTATATCGGCGAGGGCGTGGAATCGTGCGCAGGATGCAGCGGATCGCGTGCTCGGGGCGGGGACTGTGTTTGGGGCGCAGGCTGGGCCGGCATCGCATAGTGCGCTGTATTGCTCCAGCTTTCTGGGAAATGGTTTTTCGCCCGTCAGAATGCCACGGCTTGGAATGATTGTCGATAGTGCAGAGGGATCACTTAATCCTGGGGCTCCTGTTCCAAACGATGGCCTATCCAATCAGCGCGAGCCCGCGTGGAGGGCGCAGAACGATCAGGGTTGCAAACTGTTTGCTCCCGTGCCATTTATTGAGCGCAGAAAAACTGTTTCGTCGCGGTTTTCTGTTATTTATGACGGCACACTAAATAAAGTAGATTCCGCCTGCCCCGTTCGCCTGCTGACTCATGGGACGTGCATTGCGATGGTTCGCAAAAATCCAGGCGGGTATTTACCTCGCGTCCGCCCTGCCGTGATTCGCTACGCAACAGATACCGGATTCAACCTGCGCGGCATTGCGGAAGATTCTGACTGCGGATTCGGCCAGTTGGTTTACTGGACAAACATCAAGCCGTTCAGCTCGCAACGGCAAGCTAGCGAGGGCATCGAAGGGCCAGAGTCGCTCGACGATACGCTCACCAACGTCTACTACGCAGTGATCCGGATATGAGCGGATGCACCGTAGCCGAAGATTCGCCAATCGACCCCGAAATTGGGCGCGAACCGTGGAGGAAATCTCGGCTAGTTGGCGCAACGGGTCCAACGGGTCCGACGGGCGTCGTGCAAGACATGCGAACGCCAACGGGATCTTTTCAGGCCATCACTGAAACGGACCTCTGCGGCTGCGGTATTCCAGGCGTGCTCTTGAATGCCTCGTTCGGCTTTACGTTCGTCGGAGACATCTGGCCTGGCAACTCGTGGACGTACATGGACGGCGTGGCAACTCTCACGACGCTCGCCAGCAGCAGCGATTTAGCGGGCGGGGCTTGGGTCAAAGTTGAGGTCGTGCAAACGCCACCAACCATTCCTGGCGACAGCGTCACAAGGGGGGGCCTGCCGTTTGTCTTGAGCAGCGGCGCAGACGCGACGTTTGTAGAGTCGTCGGACTACATCTATTCGGCTCACGACACCATTCTTCCAGCCTGGCTCGACAACTATGTCGGCGGAAATCTTTCCAACTGGCTCGACAGATATGCCGCCAGAGAAAACCCGACATTCAATTTCATTACCGGGCCTATTCGCATCACTGCGGGCTATGGAAACGTCACCCAGCATGAGGTGTTCAGCCGCGAGCCTGCGATTTTTTCTCCCGGTAGCGTGAGTGCCAATTCGTGCAGCGTGGTCGTCGGCCTTATGCCGTATGACATTCAAAGCTCCACGAATGACCGGCGAATATGCTGCATGGTTTCGTATGGAGGCATGACGTTCCCTCTGCCGATCACGGTGCCGTCTGATTTTGTCTTTGGTGGAGGCGAAGCCGCCGCATCAGAGCTTGAGTTGTGCAACGGCGTTTCGCTGGAGTTTGACACGAGCCGGGTAGACGTTCAGCCGCGTGTGAATAAGTCGTTCATGCGCGGGCCAGCGATGGGCGGCCGGATGATTCGGGTGGTCGGCGACAATCACACCGACGTTATTGTTCCGCTGAACGCGACCGGCCCCACTGGCTCGGTTGCCCCGGTGACAATGGCATCCATTACGGCGCGGCCTCAATACCTAGAGATGCACGCCGGAGAATACGGCGAGGTGCCGCGGTTTACGCAATACGATCCGCCTATATACGAACACCCGCGAAGCGCTCTCGACGTTTACGCCAACGCATCGCAACCAGATCGGCCAGACAAACACGACCGCGCGTTATTCAGGGCGGCCAATGGGCCGACCTGGCACGAGCGAAATATCATCCGCTACGGAAAGTCGCTCGGCGTTGACGGTGCTCGTCACAAGCTGTCTTTGACTTTTGATTGGCAGCCGGCGATCGCAGATTTTTTGTCATGCACTGCAACCAGCGGCGAGTATGTGCAGCAACCACGGCGAAATGGTTACCCAATTTTTGGGTATAGCATTCAGGCAGGGCTAGGTCCGTCGTGGCAAATGACGCTTAGCCCTACGCTGCGGCTCTTGGGTGGCACTGTGCTAGATTTAATGCCGCACATTGGCCAGCGAAAACTAATGCCCGGCGTGTATTTTGGGCCACTCGCAGAGCCTCAAGACGTTGTCGCAACCCAGGCCGTCTTTCCAAAAAGCATCATCAATCCAGACTATTTGACTTGGCTTGACGGAGCGGCAGCAAACGGCGGGACGTTTCAAAGTCAACAGGCATACCTAGCGATTGAGCCTCCCTCGTCCATTGTGGTTAATGAGACGCATTCGGTTCAGATGTCGGTAAAGCGGCTCGTGCATTCATGGGCTTCAACAGGCGTTGCGGGGTTATCTTCACAAAACATTTCTCCGACTTTGCCGATGCCTGGCGAGCAAGGCATGGAGCTCGACAGCTACAGCCTTTGGTTCCCAGAGATCACAAACAGCAACTCTAGTAGATGGCCCAAAAACCTGCCTATCGTTGGCGGTGGATTGACCGTGAATATGCAAGCGTGGTTTGGAATTACGGTCACAAGCGTCAGCGCTTCTCCGGCTTGGTCCGGAAACCGAGTGGTCTACAGAAGGCTGATCGCTCCCCAGATTGCAATTTCATTGTCCGATGCACAGTGCAACGCCCTTAGCAATGGCGACGAAGTCAGCGCCACCAGCGCCGCCGGCGATCCGTATCGGCTGCAATTCTCGATAGTCACATGACTCCACCCCCTGACCCCCTCCGCTTAATCCGCCCCCGGCCGTAGGCTGACGGCACACCCCACGGGCTGCCGCGTTGGCTACGTTTCAGCAAATTCCAGGCGATCTCGACCTCGTCATCGTGCGCGGTGATGAGGTGAATTTCTCGGCTGTGTTCGCCGCGTTCAACCTGACCGGCTACACCGTCACGTCTGCCGTCTACTCTGGCTTCGGTGCGACGGCGACCGACACGCCTGTCGCAACGCCGGCCGTCACGGTCACGATGGCGACGGTGAACAGCGTCACATCGAGCACCGTGCAAATCAGCATGACGGAGACGCAGACGCTTGCCATCTCGCCGACCGGGTCGAGCCGCTGGTATCTGCGCTGGGTCTCGCCAGGCGGTGTGACGCGGACGGTGTTGAGCGGCAACGTGACGGCCAGCAATCCTTGAGGTAGCACATGCCGGGTGGAAATGACATCGTCGTCACGGTCAGCGGCGGCACTTCGCCGGGCGTCAACGTCGCCAGCGACGGCGATTTGATCGGCGTGGCCGTCACGAGCGTCGGCGACCGTGGCCCGAAGGGCGACACGGGGCCGGCGACGACGCTGAGCATTGGCACCGTCACCACCGGCGCGGCTGGCTCAGATGCCTCCGCGACGCTGACCGGGGCGGCCCCCAATCAGACGCTCTCGCTGGTGCTGCCGCGTGGCGATACCGGGAGCACGGGTGCGACGGGAGCCGCTGGCGCGAACGTCGAACTCCAGACCACTGCCACGCATGTGCAGTGGCGGCTGGTGGGCGGCTCGACTTGGACGAACCTCATTGCCCTGTCGGCGATCACGGGACCACAGGGGAGCACTGGCGCGGCTGGCACGAACGGCACGAACGGCACGAACGGCACGAACGGCAGCAACATCGAGCTCCAGACGACCTCGACTCACGTTCAATGGCGGCTTGTCGGTGGCAGCACCTGGACGAACCTCGTCGCGCTCTCAGAGATCGCTGGCCCCCAAGGCAGCACGGGTGCCACCGGAGCGACCGGCGCAGCGGGACCGGCGAATAGCCTCGCCATCGGCACGGTGACTGGCGGCGCAACGGCGTCCGCCACGATCACAGGATCTGCCCCCAGCCAGACGTTGAACCTCGTGCTGCCAAAAGGCGACAAAGGCACTGACGGGGCTGACGTTGAGTTTCAATCGTCGGCGACGCATCTCCAGTGGCGCTATGTCGGCGGAACGACCTGGAACAACCTCGTTGCACTCACGGCGATCACGGGACCGCAGGGCAGCGCGGGTGCCACCGGAGCCACTGGCGCAAACATCGAGCTTCAGGCTTCGGCGACGCATCTGCAATGGCGACTCGTCGGCGGATCGACATGGACCGACCTTGTGACGCTCACCTCGATCACGGGGCCACAAGGCGCAACGGGTCCGGCGAATAGCCTTTCGATTGGAACTGTAACGAGCGGCGAGTCGGCCTCCGCGACGATCACGGGTGCGGCCCCGAATCAAACTCTGTCGCTGGTTTTGCCAAAGGGCGACACGGGGAGCACGGGCGCAACTGGCAGCACTGGCGCAGCCGGTCCGGCAAACACGCTCTCAATCGGAACCGTGACGGGCGGTGCGTCGGCGTCAGCAACCATCACCGGCTCGGCCCCGTCGCAGACGCTGAATCTTGTGCTGCCCAAGGGGGACACGGGCAACACCGCTGCGGTTGTCTACACCGTTCGCAATTCCAGCGCGGCGGACGGCAGTTTTGAAATCAAAACAACCGCTGACTCGTCCTACAGCAGCGTTTCGACGTTGCGTTTGATTCGAGGTCAAACGTACCAATTCATAGGCGACTCATCGACTGGCACGTACGTCCGCGTCATCACCACGCAATTCGGAAGCACGGCCGCCGTTGGCGCTACGAATGCCACATCGTCTGGCGGCACCACCACCTACACGGTTCCATTCAACGCAACGTCCTCGGGCGTCTGGCTCAGTGTCTTTGCGGGCGGTTCTTCGGAGCCGTTCGCGACGACTATCGCCGACGCAGGCGGCGCTGCCGCTAGTGTCACGGTCGGCACGACTACCACGGGTGCGGCGGGCTCGTCTGCCGCCGTGACAAATAGTGGCGATTCGAGTGCGGCCGTCCTGAATTTCACAATACCCGCAGGCGCGGCTGGTCAAAACGGCGCGGCCGTCGAGTTACAGGCGACCGCGACGCATATCCAGTGGCGCTACGTCGGCGGATCGACTTGGACGGACCTTGTGGCGCTATCCGCAATCACGGGTCCGACTGGCCCGCAAGGCCCGGCGACGATCGCTATCGGGACTGTCACGACCGGGGCGGCTGGCTCGTCTGCCACCGTGACAAATAGCGGCACTTCGAGCAATGTCGTGCTGGATTTCTCTCTGCCTCGCGGAAATACCGGCGCTGCTGGCAGCGGCGGCGCGTCCCTCGGCTTGGTGCTCGCTCTCTCTTAGGAAAACGCAATGGCAAATCCGAATCTTGCATCCGCCGCTAGCGTCCTCGTCGGTAATGCCCTCATTCGTTTGACGAGCACGTCAGCCACGCAAGTAGTCAGCAACGCCGCGAGCAGCGGCAAGGCGTATCTACTCGACTCGCTCATCGTCTCCAACGTGGACGGCACCAACGCGGCAGACATCACGATCGACCTGTTTGCGAGCGCCACGAACACTGGCACGGCGACCAAGCTGGCTCACACCGTAACCGTTCCGGCCGACGCAACGCTGATCGTCATCAGCAAAGAAAATCCAATCTCTCTCATGGAGGCCCAGTCGATCTACGCCACTGCGTCCGCCGCCGACGATCTTCATGTGATCGCGTCGTGGAAGGAGTTGTCGTGACCATAGGCGACCCCTGCTACCGCGATCGCGACGGCGTGGCCCACGCCGCGCTCCCGCACCGCGTGCGTCTGGCCGATGGCTCCACGCGCACCGACCCGGCTCAATGGTTCGAGGACGAGGCTGTTCGCGAGGAGACGGGCTGGCACGCCTCGACGGTCACGGCCGACGATCTGCCGGAGGTCGAAGAATGAGCCGCCCGCGCGCCGGTTACATCGGATTTAACCGCGACCCTGCGGCGTCGGCACTCAACTCTGCGGCGAGCGGCGTGTGGACTGTGCGCGAGGCGGAAGCCATGCGGCGGGCAGGGACGTGGCCGCGTGCCGGAACAGACGCCTACTATTCGAGCGTAGTCCTGTTGCTGAACATGAACGGCACCAACGGAAGCACCACATTTACAGATGGCAGTGCATCGGTAAAGACGGTCACTAGGTCTGGAGACGCCGCCATCAGCACAACCCAAAGTAAGTTTGGCGGGGCGTCTGCTGTGTTTGATGGCACGGGCGATTCCCTGAGCGTCGCAAACAATGCCGACTTTGATTTTGGCAGCGGCGACCTAACGATCGAGGCGTGGGTCTATATCTCCGCAAACTCGACGGCCGACACAGACGGCAGTCGGACCGCAAACATCGTAAACACATGGAACGCAGTCGCTCCAATTACCGGATATGCGTTGAATATCATGGGCAGCAGCAGCACGACAGGGACCGGGCTGGCGTTTGACACATGGGGCGGAAGCAGCAACGGCACGTTGTATCGTGCAACCGTCACTGTTGCGCAATCCCAGTGGCATCACATCGCCGCAACTGTCAGCGGCGGAACGCGACGGCTTTTCCTGAACGGCACAGAAGCAAGCGGAACCACCACGGCGGTAGGTGCTGGATATACGCAGGCAAATAGTTTCAGCAGCGCGTTTCGCGTCGGCCAGACACAACTGAGTGGCTACCCTTTGGCCCTCAATGGATTCGTCGACGATCTTCGCGTCACCAAGGGCGTGGCTCGATACACCGCCAACTTTACGCCGCCAACGTCTGAGCTTACGCCATGAGCTACTATGCCCTCGCCGACGAAGAGACGATCTGCCTCGCGTGCGAGATTATGCAAACCCTCTGCCTGTGCTACCTCGTCTGGCGGTCGCCGTGAGACACACCCTCGAACTCCTGCTCTGCTCCACGATCGGCGCGTACTGCGTCTGGCGATGCTACTCCGTACTGCCGCTAGCAATCGCGGAGGCTCACGCCATGGTCGCGGCGTATCTCGGGCGGGTGCGTGAACTGGAGACGTTGGTGGAGCCGGACGCGGAGTGACGCCCGACGCCCTGCCTGCCCGTTGACGCTCGCTCTACGCTGGCGATATGCCCCGCAGGAAGCGCCAACGCCGCACCGTCTACGTCGGCGACCAGCGATGGAAGATTGAGCGGTCGCAGCGTCTTCGCGGCATCGACGGCGATTGCAATTACACCCTGCGTCGCATCCGCGTCGACGCCCGGCTCCGAGGCGTTGACCTCTTGGATACCCTCATTCACGAGCTCATTCACGCCCGCTGGCCTGATTTGTCTGAAGATGCGGTAGTCGAGTTTTCGGAGACGCTTTCGGGCGTGCTCGACGCCGAAGGATTCCGCCACCGTGACGACGAGGAGGACTGATGGCGAAGGGGAAGCCAGACATCATCGACGACGTGCTCGGCAACATCGAGGCCCGTCAACCGCAGGCGTGGCACCAGCGGGTTTCGCCGGAACACGCCGACACGCTGCAAGCGATCAAAGACGCCTACAACTCAGGCAGATTTGGAAAGCGGAAGAAGCCAGCCGCCGAGGCGATTTCCAAGACGCTCAAAGATAGAGGCATTGCGAACGTCCAATTCCAAGGGGTGCTCGCATGGCTCGAAAGAGCGTAGTCGCTGACATCGCTGCGAAGGTCAACGGCGACAAAGGGCTGACCATCGAGGAGGTTTCCAAAAAGGAGACCGCCGAAGGGCTTGAGGCGAAGAGCGTCTCTACTCGCATTCGCACGGTGGAGGATCTGCTGCGGCATATCGAAGCCGATATGTCACGCTTCGAGATAGCCACCAGTGAAGCGACCAAGTGGGAAGGACTCACGGCGGACAAAGACACGGGCGAGCCGGTCGTGACGGAGCTTCACCGCGTTCACGTGCGGCTCAAGCCGAAGGGCGGGCCGACGACGCTTGAATGCGTGGCGTCGATGATCGATGCAGCGAAGAAGGAGATTCGCCGGCCCTTGACCAAGACTGTCAAGGCACCCAAGCGGAGCGGTCTCTGGCAAGTGCTCGTAGTCGCCGACTGTCATTTCGGAAAATACGCCTGGGGCCGCACGACCGGAGGCGACGACTATGATCTCGACCTGGCCGAGCGGCTTGTCGGGCAGGCAGGCGACGAGCTCGTAGCGGTGGGAGATTCCCACAAGCCCACTCGACGCACGATCGCCTTTCTCGGCGACCTCTTCCACTACGACCGGCCAGACGGCAGCACGACCAGCGGCACGCCGCTAGAGCGGGACGGGCGGCTCCAGAAGATGATCGCTGTCGGCTGCGACACGCTGCTCCGCATCGTCGAGCGTTCGTCGCAGTCGGTCCCTACCGATGTCGTGATTGTCAACGGCAACCACGACGAGGTGTTGACCTGGACGTTTCAGCGGATCCTCTCGGAGCGTTTTCGCGGGTCGAAGTCGGTGCGAGTCAAAGAGGACTTCACCGGGCGGCAGTACCTCACCCACGGGCGGAACCTCCTCGGTTTTGCCCACGGCCACAGAGCAAAGAAAAAGCTCCCGCAGATCATGGCCCTTGAAGCCTCGCAGCACTGGGCCAAATGCCCATACCGGGAATGGCATACCGGACATTTCCATTCTCAGGCTGCGGAATGGCAGCGACCGATTGAGACGCTCGACGGCGTGATCGTGCGAACGGCCCCGGCCCTCTGCCCGCCCGACGATTGGCACAGCGTCAACGGATTCATCGGCTCTCGCCAAGCGTGCGAGACATTCATCTACGAGCCAGACGGCGGGCTCTGCTCAATGCACGTTGCGTCACCGAGGGCGAAGGCTTGACGCTCTCCGCAGATTATCTCCGAGAGGCAGAGTATCGCGCTCGCCGCTTCTCTGGTGCATACACCGGCACGAGTGGCACGCTCGCCGCAGACGTTCTCAGACTCCTCAAGGAAAGGGCCACCATGACCGCAGCGTTTGACCAGTTGGAAGCCGAGAACCGAGCCCTCCGCGAAGCCGTCGCCGCTCGCATGGATGCGACGCCCGAGGACGATCCGAAGAGGCGTGGCTACTCGCCGATGGCCGCTTCTTTGGCCGGTTGCAAGCCTGCCCAGGAGGCCGCTGCCCGGTGCTTCGACACGACCGAGCAGGAGTCGCCGACCGAGATTGCCGACGCCGATGTCACGTCGATCCCGGTGGACTGGATTCTCCAAGGCGAGCGCGAACTGAAGGGCGAGCGCGAGCCAGTTGACATACGTCATACGGGGGACGGGCTGCTCGCGCCGCAGGACTCGATCCGACCCGGCTCTCGGGAGTTTCTCGCCGTGCTCGACGAGCTCAAGTCGCTCCACCTTCGCAAGACCCTTGATTACGGGATCGACGAAGACGCTCTGAGCAACATCCGATCGTCGGCCGACGTGGTGAATATGCCCGCTTGGGCCGGCTGCATCCTGCGAATCAGCGACAAGATGCACCGGCTCAAAGCGTTCTTCCGCCGTGGCAAATGCGAGTTCGACGGGGTCGAGGACACGCTCAAAGACATCGCCTGTTACGCGGCGATCGCCCTCGTGCTCCACCGCGAAACCGACCGGGAATAGCCCCTACGGTCGCGTCCGGTTTTCGACCAATCTGAACGGTCGGAGGCTGACGTGATCGCTGCGGCTCATTGGCGTCGAGGCGGACCTGACGGGCGCGAACCAATCGCGGCTGCCGGTGAGGTCGTGTCGCTCGCCAACAACTACACAAAGACGCAGGAGTATTGGGGCAAGGTGACGAGCAAGCGGCCCGCGCCGCTGACGGCATCGCATGTGCAACTGGTCGCGTTCCGCCTCGGCTGCTCTCTCGATTCCGCCCGCCGGGCAATCCTCATGGGGCTCGTGAAATGATCTCGTCCGCTCCGCTCCAGGCCGCCTACGACCTCGTGTCGCTCGCCGAGAAGGTTCGGGCGTTCGTCAGCATCGCGAAGGTCAAGGCCGCTGGCGGGATCACGCTCGCGGAGTTTGGCGAGCTCGCCGTCGCTCTGATGCGAATCGCCATTGAGGCGGCCGACGCGATCCCCGTCGAAGGTGCCGAGCGGAAGCAGTTCGTCCTCAACGCCGTGGGCCTGTTGTTCGACGCGCTCGCGGACAAGGCGATCCCAACGCTCGCGTGGCCAGTCTGGATCATCGTCAAGCCTGCCGCTCGCCAACTGCTGCTCCTGGTCGCCAGCGGTGCCATCGAATCGCTCTTGCCCCTTGTGAGGAAAGCCCACGACGCATGATCTACGTCCTCCTGTTGGGCGGCGCTGCCGCTCTCCTCGTCGGCCCGATGCTCGCCCGCCGGGCTGCCCCGTCGCTCGGCCCAGAGCCGGCACCACCGCCGCACCTCGCCCCGACCTATCAGTCGGCAATCGCTGACCTCGCCCACGTCCGCTTGCGGCTCCTCCAGACGGAGAGCCTGGCGGAAGCGGAGAAGAAGGCGATCGACACGCTGACGCTCGCCCTGGTCGCCGGGAGCGACAAGCCATGACAGACCGCGCCCGCTACACGCTCGCCTCGGCCCTGGTGCTCGGCTGCCTGCTTGCGTGGGTGTTGGAGAGCAGGCCCGCCCCGGCACCGGCCCCCGGCGGCGCTCTCGTCTTGCGTGGCAAGTTCATCGGCCCGACCGCTGCGGCCGACGCCGCGACCCTCGCAGCCTTTGCCGACGAGCTCGCCATTGAGATCGAGCACGACGCCGCCCAGGGCGAGCCGTTCTTCAAGACCGGCACGCAATACGACGAACTTCGCACGCGGGCGAGGATCCTGCGTTGCCGTGGCGAAAGCATCGGCGAGCGGCAGCCAAAGGTCAGGGAATCCATCGAGGCGTTTCTCGACGGTGCAGTCGGCAAGAGCGGTGGACCGGTGAGCAAGTCGCAGCGTGAGGCGTGGGCGGCAGCGTATCGCGAGATCGGAAGGGCTGCCGGTGAAGCGACCCGTTGACGAGATTCGAGCCTGGCAGTTTGTCGGCGCGGCGGCGTTGCTATTCATCGCCGTCTACCTCGCCGTATCGCAGCGGCACACGCCGTCAGGGTCGCAGTTCGGATACGCGCCAAACCCCGAGGGCGTGAAGGAGTTTCTGGCCGAGCTCGACCAGCCGCTCTTTCGTGACGCCGGGGCCGACACGATCGCCAAGGCGAAGGGCGTCGACACGTTCCTCTATCGCTCTGCGTACAAGGCTCACGCATCCCGCTACGGCAAGCCTTGGGTTTGCGGCCGGCAGGGAATCGGCGACTGCGTTTCGTGGGCCTGGGGCGAGCACGCCGTCTGGATCGCTCAATGCGTCGACTGGGAGACGGGGCGGCTCGCCGATCCTCCGCTCCGCGTGAGTTCCGAAAGTTGTTACGGCGGCTCGCGCGTCGAGGCCCGCAATAAGCCCGAGGGCGGTGGCGGGTGGAGCGATGGCTCCTACGGCGGCGCGGCTGCCCGCTGGTTTCGCGACTGGGGCGTCATCTATCGCCAGCCCTACGACGGCGTCGACCTGACGGACTACTCCGCCGACCGGGCGAAGCAGTGGGGCAACTGGGGCAACGGCGGCCAAGGCGACAAGGGCAAGCTCGACGCGGTCGCAAAGAAGCATCCGACGAAACACGTCGCCCTCGTCCGCAACTTCGACGAGGCGGCTGCCGCTATCGAGGCGGGCTTCCCGGTGGCCGTCTGTTCGATGGTCGGCTTCGAGAATGCCAGAGGACCGGATGCGTTCGCCGCCGCGCGTGGGCAATGGGCTCATGCGATGTGCTTCCACTCTGTGCGCTACGCCAAGAACGGCTCGCCGCGTGACGGTCTGCTCTGCCAAAACTCATGGGGGCCGTCGTGGATCAGTGGCCCGAAGTGGCCCGCCGATATGCCCGAAGGGAGTTTCTGGGTCGATCGACAGACGGTCGACCGGATGCTTGCCGGGCTCGATAGTTTCGCCGTGGGCTCTGTCGCCGGTTTCGGCTGGCGCGACCTTCATCACGGCAACTGGCTCATGCCCGCCGTCAACACGCTCACTCGCAAGCCCAACCCATTCCTCGATTACCAACTCGCCCCATGATCCAACTCACCAACAAGCAACTCGCCATTGTCTGCCTCGTCTGCATGTCTGCCGGATGGTGGCTCTCATCGTCGCCCTCGTCGCCGGTCAACCCGACGCCCGCGAACGACCGCCCCGTGCTCCGGTGGATCGCCAAGGCGGCGAAGAATCTTCTCTGGATCGCCCTCATCGCGGAGCAGCCGCCGAAGGAATCCCGCATCGTGCAGCACCAGGTCGGCGAGGACGGGCATCCCGTGATCGACCACGCCAGGAGTTTCTAGCCATGTGGGAATGGATCCTGGCGACGCTCGCCGCCCTGTCGGCTGACCCCGTGTCGGCAAGCCTCGAACACCCGAGGGCTGCCGCTGCGGTCGCCGCTGCACGGGCCAGCATGGTCGCTGGGGATGCCGCCCCCACGCCGACGCCCGCCGAGTGCGTCTGCGGCCGGACGTGCGTCAACGGCGTCTGGAAGCCTGACGGCCGTGTAGAGCAGCGATGCACCTGCACCTGTGAGCGGTGCAAGAAAAAGCCCGGTTGCCCCGATGGGCGTTGCCGCGTGCCGGGCGCGTCGCCCGCGACTGTCTCGCCGGCCAAGCCCTAATAGCTGGAGGCGACGGTGGGCGACGCGCTCGATACGTTGACGCTGCGGGAACTGTGCGACGCCGTGCGCGAGCAGATCGGCCCACGCGCCGCCGAGCTTGAGCACACCTGCGACGTGATCGTCACCGAAATTTGCCGGTGCTGGCCCGAAAGGACGATGGCAGAGATCGCTGGCAAACTCTCCTGTGCGAGAGCCGCCGACGACGTGCTCGACGCGATCGCCGTCACGACCGCGAAGGTCAGGGAAAACATCGAAGCCCGGTGGGGATGCAAGCCCAGCCACAAGGCGGCCCTCGACTTGGTGCTCCGAGCCTGCGTCGTCGAGTTTGCGAATCTCTGGTTCAGTTGCACCGAGGCCCGCATCGGGATCCGAGCCGTCATCGCCATCGTTCGGCACAATCCCCGCGCCGCTTGACGACTAAGCGAAAATCGCCCGCCATCATGTCTGACGTTCAGCGGACATTTTTCGGGCAGGAAACACCGAGGGCCGCTCCATGCCCAAACGAAAAGCCAAAAAAACTTCCCGCCGGAAAGCAGCCAATCCGAAGATCGGTCCCGGTGAAGGTCCGCGACTGGCTGACCCGGCTGACGCGAATCCACGCACACGCGAGATATACCGTCCGTCTCTTCGCTCATCCTGAGACGGCAGGCGGGCAGTCCCTAGAGGGCGAGACCTACGCTGCCCGCGCCGCCCGCTGCGACCAGACTCTTATCCACGACGCCTCCATGCTGATTCGAGACGAGGCGGACGCTATCGTCGCCGAGGTTCAGGCGGCAATGGACGCAGCCCCGAAGACGGCCGCGCTCCCCGGCACCAGAGCGAAGGTCGCCGAGATGGAAGCTAGGGCGAGGCGCGGGCAAAGCATCTTCGTTGACCACGATGCTAAACACGGCTGACGGCGCGTCGCGGCGGCGCGGGTTTCGTCCTTTCCCTGCGCCGCCGCCGCCGTCATTCGCCTTGACGATTCTGGTCAAGGTCTAGCTTCGGCAACGCGCTCAGGCTGATCTCCTCCTCGGGGCAGATTTGAGGATCGACATATATCTTCTGGAGGTTCGGGTCTGCGTGATCGAGCAGGTGCGTTGCGGCTGCCCGTCCGCCGGCCAGGGCTGCATAAGACGCCGCCGTCCGCCGGAACCCGTGGAAGCCTCTGTATTTCACGCCTGCGAGGCGGCAGAGCAGGCGTAGGCTCGCCCATTGGCTGCGGCTCTTGCGGTCCCAGGCCCACACCAGAGCGTCTGGCTGGCCTTTCTCACGCCGCAGCATCTCGGCAAGGTCTTCCGTGATCTCACGCTCGATGTCGCGCGTGCTGCCTTTGCGAGTCTCCCCAAGGAAGACGACGCGCCGCCTGTCTAGGTCGACCTGCCCCCAGCGGAGCGACGTGAGGGCGGTGAACCGTTCGCCCGTGCAGTACGCCGTATAGATCAGCGTCGGCCACCACCAGGCGGCACGTTTCCCGCCGACCGATCCTTGCCGACGCTTCGCCCGCACGATCAGTTTCGCCACGTCCTCCGACGTGTAGGCCCGCCCTGTGGGCAGCCTCGCTGGTACGCGGATCTTCGGAAGCTCGGGGAAGTCAGCCGCCCACCGCTTGCGGGCGGCGAGGTTCCACGCCGCCTGTAGCATCACCTTGTCTTTCTGGACACTCGCGGCCGATGGCACGCGACCCTTGTAGCCAGGCGCTGTGGCCCGCCAGCGCAGGTATCTCGCGATCACGAGGTCGTCGAGGTCCGCAAGCGTCGGCTCGTGACCGAGGAAGTTCGTCAGCCTGTCGCCCAACTGGGTGTAAAGCGACGCCGTGTTTCCCTTGAGATTCCGCAGCGTGACGTACCGCTCGAAAAGTTCCTTCAAAGTCATCGTCTGCATGGTGCTTCTCCCGTTTGGATGGCCGTTATACCCAGTACTGTACAACAGTCCAACTCCCCTCGCCTCCACTAGACATTTGCCCGTCACCCAACTTTAGGGCCGGGCCGGCGTCCAAGGCAAGCGCCTTGGTCAAACTTGATTTGCACGATCCCGACGATACGATGAGGGCATGATTGCGATGGCGAACCCGTTTGCGGGCTACATAACCGTTCGGCAGGTGATGAAGGAAATCGGCGCTCGCGCCCCGAGCACCGTCACCCGCCTTGTCTACGACGAGGACAAGCCTCGCCCCGAGGGAAAGCGGCTGGCGGGAACGCTGATCCCAGGCCACGGCTGGATGATCCAGCGAAAGAGCGTGGCTAAGTTCCTTGAGGAAGAGGCGGCACGTCCAGCCGGCGTCGGTTTCCCGCGAGGTCGGGATCGAAGCGGGCAGGACGAAGCCGAAGCAGGGCAGGCCAGCAAGCCAGCCAAGCGGGCCGCAAAGTCCTCACGACCCGCCAAGAAGACCAAGGGCGGCTGAAGAATTTTCGGAAAATCTCGTTTTCCCCGGCATTTCCCCCTATTGCATATGCAACGATCTGCCGATATGATTGGGGCATGCGAGCGAATGAGACTCGCGG